ATCACAAATAATAGGAGACTAACATTATGACAGGCGAAGAAAATTTTATCACGGCAATACTAACTCAAGCAGTTGAGGATGCTTCATACGAAGGAACTACTGCTTTTAATCTTAAAAACAAAGTAACTGCAATTGATTGGATTGTAAGTTATCATCCACAGTATCAAGAATATTGTAAGATGTTGGGTCTTGACCCATCTACAATAAGAAACAAGATACTAAAAAATGTTAATATAACATTAACTAAAAAACAAAACAAACAAATCGAAAGGACTCTATGACATTAAAAACTCACCACATAGACTACAAATTTAACGAAGGCAAAATAATGCAAGAGATAGAGCAATATGTTGATAAGACTTACACATCACATTATGCTCAAGATGTAACTAGACAAGCCACAGAAACTATCATTGACCAAGGTCATGGTACAGGTTTCTGTATGGGCAACATACTAAAGTATGCTCAACGATATGGCAAGAAAGATGGTCATAATAAGAATGACTTATTAAAAGTAATACACTATGCTATAATACAATTATCGCAAGACCACTATTAACTGTTTCTCCTCTCCAAGCTAGCTTGGAGTGGTTTCTGAAGGAAGCACATAGAGTACTTATAAGAATAGAGAATTATATATCTAGTAGTTATTCCTCTTCGGATACACTAGGTACTTCTTTTCTTTGTAAGTGCCACCCATATCTATTTGACCAAACAGCATTTATATTTTCTTCTATCTTTTCAGGTATGTCTAATAGCTTGACTTCTTCTTTATCATCCATATAATTATTTATTTAAAAATTTTACATGCTTGACATTTGAAATTTACAACTTGTAAATAATTGTAACATCATTTTGTAAATTCGTAAATTTTGTATGTGTAAGTTATGTGTAAGAAATGTGTAAGCATTTAAGTATCTGTTTTTTGCATAATGACTAGTTGATATTACTGTGTTAAACACATAGACTTTTCTAATAAATATTTGTATGAAAGGACACAAATTATGTTACGATATTTTAAAAAAATCTCCCATCTTATTAGCACTAACTTTTATTTTTCTGATAACACTTACGACCACGTTAATCCAGACCTCGTCAGGTACTATAAAACTGAATACGGTAATGACTGGAAGGCTGCCATTGAATACGATCAATATAAAAAAGGATTAAATAATGAAAAAACTGTTTAGTATTTTTATGAGATTGTTTGAATCAGACCAACAAAGAATAGAACGATATCTTTCTCGATCCCAAGACCTTGCTGATCTAGAGAATAGAATGAAAGAGTTGGACAGAACACGCTTTAGCGATAACTTTTACTTATAAAAAAAGGGCGATTTAAAACCGCCCCTCTTATTTAATTTAAAATTTTTAGAAGCTATATTTAGCACCAAGAGAAAAAGACTGAGTATCAGTCCCAGAATCAAGGTCACTCATTTGCCCCTCACCATATACAGTTAGACTAGATACGATTTCTTTAGCAACGCCAGCAGTATAATATACTCCTGTTGATTCTAAGTCTTGATATCCTACTGTTAAGATATTTATTCCTGCTGTTATTTCAACACCAGTTATATCCGTTGCAGCGTCTTTGATTGTATAAGAAGTTCCTATTGTTACTGGACCAACACTTGTTGTTGAACCTGCACCCCAATAAGATATATCGCTATTTACATCATCAGCATATCCTATAGATATATCACTACCAAATAGAGTAGCAGATATTGTACCTTCAAACTCATCAAATGCATCTGTGTTACTAGATGACCCATCAGCAATTGCTAATGTATCAAGAGTAAGACCTGATGCCGTTGTAGAGAATGAAAGAGATTGTGATGAACGAGCAGCATAACTTTGGTCAGCATTCGATCCATATACATTAAAGATGTTAGTTTTACCACCAACATTATCCGTAAATGGATGTGATTGACGACCTACAGCAACTTTGCTTGTATCGAAAGATAGACCGACATAAGATAGTCTATTAGTTAATGAATTAGTTGTAGCGTCCGTATCTAATCCTAATTCGAGTTTAGCAAAAGCACCTATCGAAGAACCTTCAACTGATGGTTCAGAAAAATCTAAACCAAGTTTTGAGCCATTATCTTCGAGTTTATTATATGCAACGCCTGATGTATTTTCATCATGGCTGTACTTATAATTAAATGCACCGTAAGGTGTAATTTCGGCAGCACAAATCGCTGACGAAAAAAGTACTACGCTAGTGATAGCTAGTATTTTCTTTATCATTGTATCTCCTTTTCTTTAAAGAATATTAATATAGAGGTTTTCAATTTGATATCTCAAACTTCGCATAATATATGCTACTATTTATATTGATTAGAAATTGTTATCTACCCATTTGTTGAAAGAATATATTGTATAGAGAGGTATAAAGGTAAGTAATAAGAACCAGAGAAGTAACTCCATTAGTTATTCACAGGAGCACTGGCACGCCATTGATAACAAGACCAGTATCTTGCACTTGTCTTATCTTTAGCAGTATCACATCTATGTCTTGCACGGAAACTTTTCCTTCGTGCTGGGTTATCTCTCTTAATCGATAAGCCTGTTGTATCGCCAAACGATACCTTTACGATATTACCTTTAGGGTTCTTCACATACACATAAAACTTTTTACTACCACCTCGTATCGGGTCATTCAGTTTAACCTTCTTACCTTGATACTCCGCTTCGGTGATCACCAAATCTTTATAGGTCTCCTCGCATAAACAATCAATGTTTTCCACTTGTTTGAATTTTAACATATAACTATTTATACTCAGAGACCTTTAAAGATTTTTGGAAAGATTTTTTAGATAAGCTCAGGATCGCAAAAAGCAAAGGTCTTACCACAATACTCACATGATACCTGATTCGTCTTGTAAGGTATCAGATAATACACAAGAGGATGCTCCTCGACAGGACTATTGAGTAGTTGGTTGCCATCACATGACACCTCCCTTGTATAAGTGATTGCTGTGTTCGTATAGACACTCTCACGCCTTTGTTGATATATGTTCTCCATTATCCTGTACCTGAGTTTATGTCAGTTCTTCGTACTGCATATTGTATTCGTTTCTTACGAGATTTACGCCTTCTCTTATCAGAACGCTTCTGGTCGTGTATCATACTGTCAACAAGTTTCTTTGCACGTTTCTTCTCATCTTCTGCAAACAAGTCTAACTGCTCATGTACTGTCGATATCATTCTATCTGACAGTTTAAGCTTCTGTTTCTTTAGGTCTGTAATGAGAGTTTGATTGGGGTGATGTTCTTTTTCAAGTATGAGAATCCTATTGTCTAGGTTTCTATGTAGAGTAGTGTAAGAGTTTTCCATGTCTTTTTTCCTCCGAGAAAATTTTTGATATCTTTTCTAAACCAGATGTGCTGAGTTTAGAGGTAGTCATTGATATTTATTCTCTTGAAGATTTATATATGTAGTATGTTATCGAAGAAAGAAGTAATAGAGAAGCCCGAATACAATCGTTGCATCTAGACATAGCGACCATACAATGTATGCACGGAACATCCATTTAGATAAGTTCTTCAGATGATACTTCATTTTCGTATCTCTTTGTATGTGAGTACCATGAGAGCTACTGTGCCTACTATGAGTACAATGAGAAATAGATACGATAGAACGATTGTTGGTAGTAGGTAGAGGATGCTACAAATTGCGATTAGAACTCCACAAATTCCAAAAATAAAATAAATTGTGTTTAACATGAGGACCCCTTTGAGTTATTTATACAGTAGTTATCTATGCCCTAACAGATCCCTTATGTACTCTAACAAGTCATGCTCAGAAAGCGACCCCCTCGAATGCCTCGGAATTCCTAGTTAAGGTCTATTCTCTTACCTGTCTTTTTATTGTTGCCTATGACTAACTCGTCTTTCTTACCTGTGACCTCTTCGATGGCATTCTGTTGTACTCGAACATTCATATTACCTGCAACATCTAGATTAAAGTTCTTACCTGCCTTAATGTTTACATCGCCCTGCTGGGATATTAAATTGATATCACCTGATGTTACTTCGACTGTACAGTTAGCGTTAGCGCCTACCTCTATGTTATAATGATTGCCAAACACAGACCTATTGTTAACCTTTACTCTTAAGCCACCATCTGTTGTATGCTTCTCTTGCCCTTGTATATGTACATACTCATCAGCACTTATAAGGGAGTAGTTGTCCTTCTTGACTCTTGTGATCTTTGTGCCGTCAGGACCTATCTCATAGCCTGTGCCTGATGTATGGCGTTCATGTATTCTCTCAGCCCCTATGCTATCGTCAAACTCTCGAATGTGCCCGCCCTCTGTTTCATACACATGGTTCTTGGGGTAGGTAGCAGCATATGGGGTCTCTGGTTCATCCCAGTTGCCACCATCGTCTGCCAATAGAGGGTCATCAACGATATCGGTAGCATCTACATTGGCCACCCCCACCTTGAGGTCTCTGTCTGCCTTTCGTATAGTAAGGGTACTGTGAGGGTTGTCTGCATCATTGACTGCTAATCGATTGACATCCGTTTCTTCTTTGTACTTAGGGTAGTTGCCTGTGATATCTTGAAACCCTTGATTACTCTCTGTGTCAGGCAAGGCTGTAGGGACGCCGGGTAGGGTCCCAATGATAATAGGCATCTGTGCCTCTGCACCATCTTGAAAGAAACCTACAACCCATGTGCCTTCGACTGCACCAAGAGGAGTTTGCCCCACACCTGATATAGTTGCACTTGTGATAGGGTTCATAGGGTGGGCCCAAGGTAAGTCCTCTGTGGGCAGCTGTATCAAATCTACTGTATGATAGCCCAAGCACCTAACCCTTACACGCCCTAGAAACTTCGGGTCTTGGCGATCCTCAACGACACCTACGAACCATTGAAAACCATCCTTTCCCATAAAATCTGTCATAATCTTTTCCTTTTTATTCCGAGACCCTGCGGACTTTGTACCACTAGGATTCCGTGTATCCGCTGTATTTACTTTGTATGCAAACAATCAAGGGATTCTAAGCACCTAATAGTTTGTATGCAAAGTATCCTCATATAAACCGAGGGTTTTATACCTACGCTTTTTGCTCTTTTTCACACCTACAATCGCTACAATCACAGGCACTTACTGTTTCATTATCATCTGTTCGTACTGTACACATATCACGACAATGGCACGAATGACCACAATCTTTACATATTTTACTTGACATACTACACATAATCGTATAGTATGACACC